TTAAAAAAATTAAAGATAATTTAAAAATTGAAGTTAACTGAGATATTAATAAATAAGATTATGCGATAAATGGGATTAGTTGGGATGTGGGTGGATTTGGTGGGATATAAAAAAGAAATTGAGTTTCATAATGTGAAATAAAATAAAATTTCCAACTCTATCTATTTTACAGTTCAAATATTTTTGCTTAAAGCATTTATGGCAATTTCTAATAAACGATTTTCTGCCCCCTTTTGTAATTCGCCATCTTTATTGATAGGAAGATATGGACGTTCTGGTATTTTAACTTGTTTTGTTTTGACAAATTTCTTGCCCATATAAAAAGTAAGAAATGATTTATTTTTGGTTTTGATAACTCCACCAACATGATGTATTGGTGCATATACTTTATTTGACCCAAGTCTGGCAAAATCATCACCTACTCGTGTGGTAATGCTTGCTGCAAGCTGTCCGTCGTCTTGTAAGGTTTTACCTTGACCATTTTGTGACCGATGACTTTTTAACCACTTTTTATTTCCAAAAGCTTCTGCAGCAAAATTATCCTCAGTGAGACTAATCATTTCTGTTGCAATACCAACCATCATTTTTCGTTTAGACTGTGCGTTTTTAAGCAACTGGCTAAGACCTTTATTCATTTGGTTGGAATCAATTTCTATAGAAAACATAACTAATAATTTTGACAGAGTTCATTAACGAATTTTTGTTGTTCGGCAGTTAATGCTTTTACAAATTTAGGATTTTTCATCATTTCTTTTATTGCAATACGAGCTATCTCTGGGTGTGTAGCTTGCGCTTTGTCAATTGCTATACTTGCGACACGGCTAAGCATAGATTTACCTACATTGGCGTTGAACCCTGCACTAGGAGCTATAAATTTTCCATTCAAACGTATACCTGTACGTGCAGCAAATCTTTCCTCACCTGTAAATTCGTTTTTACCAATATCAATTATTTGCGTCTCAAGTTTTGGGCTATTAAGGACAAGATTTTTTCCTCTTTCGGCTGAAATAGGACGGACACGGCAACGACAACGAAAATCCAAAGGTGGGTACATGGTATCCCAAACAGGATCGGAAGCTTCGTATACAAGACCATGTAGTGCAGAATGTGCTGGTCTAGTACGATCATCCATTATCGCTACATACATCCAATAAGGATGTGTATCCTGAGCCTCTAACATAGTCACATAACGACCAGCCATGTACGCCGACTGTAAATTAGTTAGGTAGATAGTTTTTAATCTATGTGGACTTCCTAACTGTACTTTTTGAGTTTCACCTGTTGAAGGGTTAACAACATATTTTTTACCCCACCAACCTTTGCGCTCTAAAATCGGTTGTAGTTTTTTAATAAATTGATTGAGTGTTTGACCATTTTCGATGGCTTTATTGATAGATCTAAAAATATCATCAATTACATCCATTTTAGCAGTTTTGGCAATTGTAAAAGCTGTAGCGTGAGCATCATCAAGCATATCTTGCCAGTCCCAAGAAACATATATTGATTTTTGTTTCAAAAAAGCTATTGCTTCAGAGGGTTGTAAACTGAAGAGAATTTTTATATCAGCTGAATTCATTATGCAATTCCTCAGTTACTTCGATTCTTCCTACTAAATCTGAAATAAAAATCAATCGGGCTAGCTCATTTTGTAAAGCTGTATCGTCCATGTCTGGATATGCACTTGTTAAACATTCAAGAACTTCGATCGGTTCTGTACCATGCTTTAATGCCAAAATAAGGGAATCTGTTAATAATGTGCCTTGTTTTACTAATTCAATATCATTTGGAATAAAGCTTTCAATGATTGAATTTTTGTTATTGGATTCAGAAAAATTTGAAGAAGGTGACGATGTCGTCGTTTTTGTTTGAATATTTAAACTATCAATATCTGAATCAGCTAAGTTATAAGTACGTTGATAGTACGATTTAGAAAACCGGATGCCACATTCCCATAAGGTTTTATCTCTAACTGCTAATTCAGAACTACCAGTTTTTTCTTCATATAAAATAAATTTAGGTCTTTCGCCTTCGTTGAAATTTAACTCACAGATATAGTTGATGAGCTTATTAATTATGCTTTCCACAATTCGTTTATCACTGTCGCGAATATCTTTAGTGACCTCTAAACCAGCCTGCGCGCTGGCATTTGTGGAATCCTTTTCTGTAGTTTGGTCTTGCCCTAATAAAGCTATGGCGATTTCACTACGACACATTTTGATTAGTTTATCGTAAGCATCAACTGAGCTGGCTTTACCGGAAGCTTCTTTAATTTCAACGCTACTATCAAGAGGAATTGTCCCAACAGAATTACCTATTAAGGCCTCTAAAGCATCTAATAATTTAGCTGTATCCTTATCTGTATTACTTCTAGGTTCTTTACCAATCACCCATGGAGCACCGTATTTTTCTGTAAATTCAGCCCAAAACTTTAGTCCAGCTCTCTTAAATGTAGTTGGCCAAAATACCATAGATAAATCAGGACGACCGTAAGGATTCAAATAACTGGCTTCATGAGTAGGACATAGAAATTTGTATGGAGGGACAACTTCACCATTTAAGTTAGTTCCAATATATTGTAATTCTCTGTCATTACTAAAATTAAACCATTTTTGAGGTTTAGCCACTATTGAATCTGGTAACCATAATGAATCCTTAGACCAAATAATTTCTAATGGTTGATAACCAAAAAAGGGAGCATTTAAAATATTTTTGACCAGATCATATATATCTAAATTTGATATTACATTGTCGATAATTTCGGAAATTTTAGGCAAAACATTTTCTGTATCCAAATTCCATTGTAATCCAGCTACTGAAGCTTTTCGTCTGCGCACATGGCTACCGACGATACTATCGGATAAAAGTTCATCATATACATCAATATCTAAACCTAGTTTTTTTAAAATGGGATCAGGATTAGGTAACCAACTGTTAAAACCATAACCAAAATTCTCACTCCCAGTGGCAACATGGTTATTCATGGATACTGTATTTAATTTGACAGAGTGATTATTTACCTTGATCTTAAGATGAGGTTTTGCAGCCATTATGATTCCTTATTCGGCTGTGTTAAAAATAGTACTTTAATCCAAAAATTCAAAAAATCTTGTATGATGACTTTATGCATTTTAATAACATTTTTAGTTATTAATGTAATCATATGAGAATATGAAACGATGGGCTTTTAATGTATTTTAAAAATCAAAATAACCTAAACTGATTTTGCTGTTTCTTTTTATTTTTCTACTTGTCACCTTCAAAGGCAGATTATTTAATTCTCTGCTGGCATAATGTGCAAGTAATAATGCTATAGCTGTATCACCATGACGTTTTTGACCATTCTCACCATTTATCCTCGTTGAGGGTATTCTAGGTACTCCATTTATAATTACAAAAGACCTCAAATCGGTTAAAACACCTTCATCTTTAGGTAATTTATCTATAGTGCCGTCTTCTAAAGCTGCTTTAAAGGGAGCCGTATGTGTTCGATACCATCCTTCTGAAAGCATCACTGCCTGAATAATATCTCTTCCAAATTCATCCTGCATGGCTTCGGCCAGAGCTTGACCGTTACCACGGGCATCTAAAGCTGCACCACGTAAGTTAGGCAAACCATGTAATACATGTTTAAGAATCTGTTCTTGCTGAGAAAATGGAATGTTGCCAAGTTCAATAATAAATGGAGGAGTTAATTTAAGATTGGATTGCTGTAGCAATGGGACGAATGAAGAGCGATCCCTGGTTCTTGCAAAGTCTTCACCTAGAAAACTAATTCGATTTCGGTCTAATTTATCAAGTAAAGGCTGTAAAACGTCTGTTATCCAATCGGCTATTTCTGCTGCACGTTGAATTTCAGGAAGTAATGCAAACTCATCTTTTTTATCAAGGCGAATAATAGGTGTTTCAGATGACATGCGGTTTTCAATCAATACCCTATTTAACCATCTACCACCACTATTTTTCGGTATACAATCTAACTCTTCGCTGGCGTCATCTCCATAAAATTCTCGGATATCTTTAACCCAAGCTTTTTCACCTTTTTGAGACCATTTACGATTTAAACGTAAGCAAATACGTTTGTACAAACCTTGCTCAACGGCTTCGTTAAAAGTGATACAGTGCAGGCTATATGGCTTTTTTCCTGCTCTAATATCATTGATTAATTCATTAAAAGGATTATCTACGCCATTATGAGTTGAAATGATATGAACTTGACCACCCCACATTAGTAAAGCCATTGCTGCTTTTAATAGCTCACCTAATTGTTCATGGAAGGCAGCCTCATCGATTATTACGCGCCCTTGTTTCCCTCGAAGATTAGATGGACGGCTTGAAAGTGCCGTTATACGCCAACCAGAGGCAAAGCGAATTACAAATGATAATATTGATTGTTTTTCATCGCCCTCAATGAATACTTCTTCAGTTTCTTCGATTTCACCAGCAACTAAATTATATTGCTTTGACCAATTGGCACAATCTCGTATAAATTCCATTGCCATATCTTTGTTATAGCCAATATACCAAGCATCCATACCTTCAGTTGAAGCCGATAATAATGCTGTATCTGCTGCTTCAGCCCATGAGATCCCAATACGACGCGATTTTTCAACAACTTTTACCTGAGCGTTATCACCACACCATTGCTGCTGATAGGGTAATAATGTCATAGGAGTACACTGACCTTTGAGTGAATTTTCTTTTGATTGAGTTTTCACGTTGTAATCCCTAAAATTTGCCGACGTATAGATTCTGCTGCTGCTTCGCTTAAGCCACCTTTTTTAACAGATTTAGCAACTTTATCTGCGGTATCTTCAACTTTAATTTTGACTTTAGCTTGATATTGTTTGAGATTGGCTGAAGCAGAAGTGAGTGCAGCAATATTTTTAGCTGCTGCAGACATTATCCCAAATCTTTTGATCGCAGGTAGTTGTTTATCGTCTATTTCTCCAATTTCTACCATGGCGTTGAATAGCTCAGTTTGCAACATCGCCATTAGTGCTTCAGAACGCGTATCCTGTTCGTCTGTCGCTTGATCTGCAATAAGACGTGCAGCTTCCGTACTATCCTTGATAGCTGCAAAACGTCGTTCAATTTTTTTACCATAACGATGTACTGAAGAACGACTAACTACAAAACCTTGTTCTTGCAACCATTCAGTTAGTTCTGAATAGTTGGCAAATCCACTTTCGGCAAGTTTTCGTTCAAAAGCCTGTCGAATATCATCAGGCAAAGTGGCAAGCGTACTTCGTTTAGCCATTATCAAACCTCCCAATATTTGGTTGGTCTGGCTATACCAGCTTGACATTCAATGGTGTATTCTGCTGTATCAACACCCGATCTAGTTAAATCGACGAACCATAGACCACTAGGCTCCTTGGTGATAACCAACAGTTTACAATCATGTAAATAGTCCAGATGTTGTCGTAATTCTAATGCTGTAGCATCCGGATAAATTCCCTTCATGATATCCAATAAAAATTTTTCACTGGTAGTATAAGGTCGAGCTTTATTCAATGCATTTATAATATTCCAGCGCATTCCTTCTCGACGTGCCTTTTCAATATTGCTCATCGTTTTGTACTTTCAATTTTGTAGAGGTTGGTCAATGTTTCCTGCACTGTATCTAGCTTGGCTTCAATGACAGTTTGATTCCGAATGTAATCTTCACGCCGAACATAATTAAGTGGCAATGTGGCGTCATAATCTGCTTGCTTATGAGCTAATGTTTCGATTTTTTCGGTAAGTTTATCTATTTGTTTATTTCGTTCTTCAAGTTGAGACTGAAATTGATTTAATAGCATTTTGCCAAATGTAAAGCACACACCTAAAAAGCTAAGTAAAAAGCCCACTATTTGCCAGAATTCAATCGAAATAAAAGTTTTCTCTTGCATATAATCTCTATTTGCTTTGGTTCATATACCAGCTTTGCCAAGCCTTTAATTGTTTATCCTCTTTAATACACCATGCGCCATAATTAATTGAATGATCTAATAATGCTTCAGTTGATCCATTTTTAAGGCGATCTGGTCGCTCGTGTACTGTTAATAGTTCGGAAGAAACAGGCGGTAAAACAGGCTTTTCTATAAATTTAATCGGTGTATCCAAGTGCTTGGTTGTAGAGTTGCAAGCTGTTATTGCCAAGCACGTGGCAATTAGTAGAAGTCTTTTTATCTTGTTTAACTGCATTAGAAATATCCTTTCTGAGTTTATCTTTCGCGGTATCAAGTTGTTTATTCAAATTCGCTAATTCAATACTTTGCTTTTGGGCAGATTCATACCATTGCAGTTTTTCTGCATTAACCTGCAAAAGCTGTTGTTGGTACTCCTGTTGAGAATCATTAATTTGCTTTTGCCATTTTTGTTGAAGTTTTTCTTGTTCAACTAATTGTTTTTTAACTCCATTGTGTTTACCTAAAAAATATGAACTAAGCAAAGAAATAGCTATTGCCGCTAGGTAATAATTCAGCTTATTCATTTTCATTTTTTGTCTCTTTTGTTCGGGTTGAAAGCCATTTTCGCGCTACTGCATAGCCCCCAACTAAACCTAAATAAGCTATCCAAATATCTGCATCCAGATCTGGTAGAGCAATAAATTTATAGGTAGCAGCACCTGCAGCAACATTCGCCCAAAGTTTGCTATGGGAGATTTTGCCTGTAGCTGGATTTGTAATTAAACCGCTAAGCCATTTGATAGAATTAATCATTTTGCTTCCTCAATTAATACACTGGCTACGGCCTTGGCAATCAGCCATTTTTTGGCATTCCAGATTGCCAATTCAGCATCATTACTAATAAAAAATAATTCCAAAATAATTCCGCCAGCTCGAACATAACCTAGTCGTGTATGTTGTCCAGCAGTTTCTGGTTGATATCCTTTATCTCCACGAAGTGGGCTACCAGTCACGTTAGCTACAGCCATGCATAGGCGCTGGCATAGTGATCGATTTTTTGGTTGAGCTAAAGCTTCAACTCCTTTACTTGCACCACTAGAAGAGGCATTACAGTGAAATTCAACAGCTACTTTAGCGCCACTTATCAGTTTAATGGCTCCATTTAGTGGTTGATTAGTAGTGCCTGTACCATCGGTCCGATAGTTCACACCTGCTTTATTTAAATAAGAAGCCACCATGTTACGCATATCGCATGCTATAGATGCTTCAGTTGTATTTGATCTTACGTTAACTGCACCCGGATCTTTATTACTGTGTCCGGCAGTGATGGTAATAATTGACATGTTAAAAATTCCTTACTGTTATGAACATGTAAGGAATTTAAATGAGATGAGGAATAATTGATTTTAACGCGTTTTAAAAAAACATTATGGGAATTTTAGTTTATTAATGCTAAAACAATTTGTCTTTGGGTAGTTAAATCTGATATCAATTTATCAAAAAGTAATGAAGAAGAATAACCTTTGACACGAAATTCATCATTATCACTTAATTCAACTAAATCATTAAAAGAATCAGATTTAAAATAATGACGTAACAAGGTTAGAGCTTTATCTCTTGACACTGTAGCTTTGATTTTATTCTGCAAATGATGTGTTTGTGAATCCATAGCCCTTACCTCTATTGATACTTCTTTAGCATTAGTATGGGCAAATGTTTGGTAAATACCATATAAAAAGGCTTTACGAATAAGGATTAGTTTATCATTTTCTGAATCATTCTGTGAACAGTCAATTGTAATAACAAAATCATAATCAGAATTAAATTTTGTAGTCTGTGCATAATCATTGAATGTATTAATCATATCATGTGCATTTTTAAATATTACTATTCCAGATTCGTTTATTGAATATTTGACATCTTTATTTTGCATTATTTCTTTAGCATTTAAATTTTTTGTTTTTTCTTGTGTTGATGCTGAAGTAGTAGATTCTTGAATATCTTCTGAACAAGCAGATAATAAAGTTAATGCAATAAATATTAATATTAGATATCTAGTCATTATTTAATCTCCTTTTTTTAATTGTTTATCACGTAGCAATTCTTTGTAATATTGTAGCTGTTGGTTATTCCGTTCTGAAATGTGATTGATTTTTCGAATCCAGTTTTTAACAACCGCAATTAACAGATAAAGTGAATAAGAAAAATAAAATAAACACATTGGAATTGAATGAGAGTTTAAAGCTTCGGATGTTAATTCGTAAGCAACTGTAATAATCATTATACATACCAAAATCAACATAAATAAAAAAGGGTTTTTGATACTAAATTTGTATTTAGTATTAATCACCTCTTTTTCTAGCCGTGCAATTTTCTGTATAAGTTCTGCCTCAGTATAATCATTAAATTTATCAGTCTGATAAATTATTTGAGAAATATTCTCTGCTTGGATCAATTGATCAATATTTGTTTGCATCGTTTTATCTTGTGAGAAATCCTCATTTTTTGCTTTTATAAGTAATCGATGCATTGCTCCCTGTTTGTATTTGTTGACCCACATTTGTTGCAACAAAAGATGTATGAGTACGGTTCAAAAGGAAGTCTTTAATATCTTGACTGGCTGAACGAAAAGCAGACAATAATTCTTGTTCTTCTTGGTTGATGGGTTGATTAGAATTGACGCCAAGTAAAACAAATTGAACATCAACACCAACCTTGGCAACTTCGGCTAAATAGTTAGCTGATGGTGAAGATGTATCATTTTCATATTTCAATTGAGCCTGTTTTTTTACGCCACCAATTGCTCCAAAAGCTGTCTGAGTTAGTCCAATTCTTTCTCTTTCACTTCTCAAGCGTTTTCCAATAGTTGACACAAAATCCCTTTTTATAAAAGTTTATTAAAAAATACTTGACAGGTACGTTTTTGAGTACCATAATCATCGCAAATATATAGCAAACATATTGCAAACTATTTTGCCATAAAAAGGATCAATTATGCGAAAAACAAAAACAACTGAACAAATCAAAGCGGAATTTTACGAAAAAGGAATAACGCTCGCGTCATGGTCTAAAGAAAACGGATATAGACCACAAGACGTGTATAGAGTCATCGGTGGTTTTACAAAGGGTAGATATGGTAAAGCGCATGACATCGCCGTTAAGCTCGGACTTAAAGAGGGGTAATAAATGGCTAGTGCTAAAGGTGAAAGATTATTAAATGTTTTTAAGTCTTTAGAAGCACATCCTTTGATTGGAATTAGTAATAAGGAAATTGCAGAAAGGCTAAATATTAAACCTGTTGATGTTTCAAGAGATTTAAAAGATTTAGTTGATACTGGTTTAGTTCAAAAATTAGATAATGGTAATTATTCTTATAGCATTAAAACATTGCAAATTGCTGAACGATTTCGCCGTGATCAACAAAGAATAAAAGAAAGATTAAGTGAAATAGAAAAACGGTTGTATTGACTTTGATAACAAATGTGACGACGTCGTCCATTTTGAATAGAAATAATTTAAGGATTAAATCATGGCAAAAGTAGAAAAAATAGCAAAAGAAAAAAATATAAACACTGAGGAAGTGATTGTTAATGCAACCGAAATGGTTGCTAATCAGGCAATGCTGAATAGTGTAGCAGTTATGGACGCTTGGGGTAACGGTGAAGTCTATAACGAGGACAGATGGGTGGAAAGAGCCAAACAAGCTGCACGCCAAGCTCTGGAAGGTTTATTTGAACTAGGTAGAGCGTTGATTATTATAAAAGAACATACTGAGCATGGACGCTTTACTAATATTGTTGAAACTGAACTTGGTTTGCATCGTCGCGAAACTGCTCGAATTATAATGGCTACGAAACGATTCGCTTCA